AGATTCGTCAACCTTCATAAACCATTTTCTCTTGCACGCTGAATACCCTAGAGCCATTTGCTTGTTATAAAAATTAAAAGCTTTCCAAGAAGATATCATATGCCAATATGGGTGTATAGCAAACTTACCACCACCGGCAGAAACATTCCATACCTGAGTGATAAAGTTTGGGTAAGCAAGGTTGTTGTTGTTATATTGAGAGTATGTATTATTGGCGTTGTCTGTTGCTGAGAAGTTATCTTCATATCTCATAGAGAATACGGGCGTATCATAATTAGTCAGTGAAGAAGGTCTAGCATACAGTAATCCTTTAAAAGGATAATCATCTGTAGTCATACCAGTAAAGTTGTTCGATGTAACGAACGGATATGTTTCAGCATCAGCCCAAACATTATCAATAATATCACCTAAGTTACTATTAATCCACGGATCATTCAAACTACCCGCCTCATGAATAAGCCCTGAATTGTCTACGCTATACATTAATGGAATCCAATCTTCAGGCATTAAAAATAAACCCCAAGCATTTGAGCCATTTAAGTCTAACTGAGTTGAAGAAAGTATTGGACTAGGAGCAGGTGAGTCCATTAATCTTTTTTCCCAAGTAGAGAAATCACCATTTGAATTAGCTCCCGTAAAATTTTGAACAAATAAAGGAGAGAAGTTAGTGTTTTCCCATCCGTAAGCACCGACTGCGTATTGATAATAATCATCGTATTGCCAATCTTTCCAAGAATTGTTTAACCAATTAATCTCTTGACTTTCGTAAGTAACAGTAACATCAGTTACCTGAGCCCTATCTACTAGTATCTTAAATATATTAGCTTGCATATTAATCTTTTTGTATCTCGATATTATCTATGTAGGTAACACTAAATTGAGCTTGACCTTCGTGGCCTGTAAAACCATAAGGGTTCGCTAATCCATCAACAACTTGTACTGAGCGAAGCTTTCTATATGAAGAATCATAAACAAAAACCTCAGTACTTCTAAGTATTTCTGATAACCACGTTATTACTTCACTGCTTATTGCTTCAGTATAACAAGTCTTTTTAGTTATTGTTTTACCTGAAGCTACACCAAATCTTTGTTTATCTAAGACTGAAAAGTCTTTGTTACCTCTAACGTAGTTAACTCTTTCTGACTCTATTTCTATTTCAAACCCACCATTAAAATAATAAAAATCTAAAAACCCTAAATCATTTATCCAATAAATCATTTCCGTGTTTTGTTTTATAGGGGTTATATTTGAGTTACTAGCAGAGTATCCTATAAGTTCAAAGTCGTATTGTTGCGCCCTAGTACTAAAATTCTCAATTAAGTAAAGAGAGAACTCGCTTCTCATTTGAGCCCAAGTGTGTGTTACATTCTCAAATAAACTAGTTCCACCAACTATAGCGTCTGCTTTAAAATTCCATATACGCGCATTAGCCGAGTTAGTAATTCCTTGAATAGGCCCAGTAGTAAACACTCCTGATACCCCACCCGAATGTTCATATTGAAGCATCCATTGTAAGTCAGCTGGTAAGTCAACTTCATTCCAAATTAAACCCATTATTAAAGGGTAACCTAAAGGAATTTTTCTTCTTAAATTAACAGGGCAATTTGTCGCAGCAGTCTTATTATTTATTGATGGCGCTGTGTCGCTATTCCAAAGCCAACCACTTTTATTTTCTTCTGGTAAATTATATATAGGAAAGTTATAAGAAGGTATGTTATCTGAAATATTTATGTCTGCAGCGTATATATACTTTGGTGATGCAGGATATTCAACAGGTGTAGCATTCTCTGTCGAAGACTCTATCACTCCACTAACTTCGTAATAACATTTAGCTTTTACTCTACAGGCTATCATCCCTGAGTAGTTAGGATTACTGCCCTCGTTCTTCATACTGATAGGGCTTGCCATAGCTGCTTCTAAAATATCATGATGAAAATTTTTAGTAACGTTAGCTTTTAGTATTCCTGATATATCGAAAGTAAAGGTTGGTGCTGCTGGTGTTGAATCGTAATCTTTATTCTTATACAAAGAAGCTCCAAGAGGTAACCAATCACCATTAGAGTTACCCCATACAGTAATTTCTACTGCTTTAGGAATTTCAGTTCCTGCTGTAGAGTAGTATTTATAAGAAACCCACACAGGTCTGTTTACTGTGTAAAGAATATTTGCTGTTATAGCGCCTGTGTTTGGGGTTATATTATTAGTATTGATTGCCATCTTTATTGTTATTTAAATTTATCAAAAGCTCTAAACTTCTTCTCAGCAAACGTTTCTATCTGAGAAGTAAAATCTATAGCAAACTCTTGTAAGAATTTTTTATTTTCTACTTGTAGTGTTTCGTTTAACCAACCCACTTTTCTTTTTTGTCTATCCTTAAACATAAATCCTTCAGTCTTCATGTTTCTTACTATAGCACTAATCATTGACTCAAAGGGATTTTTTAATTTCTTTCCACTTTTATAGTGAGTCTTATTTGGCTTCAACCCTTTAGCTCTCGCCCATTCTCTAATCGCTTGTCTAGGAGGATGCCAGTTAGGTCTTAAATCGTTTCTAGCGTTTATGTAGTCACCATACCTAAGCATTGAAACTTGAAGCCTAAGCTTTCCGTCAGACGTAACTTTAGTTCTAGTTCTTATTGAGTCGTGAAGTTTTCCCGTAACAATATGGTCACGAGTCACAAGCTTTCTTTTTAAAGCCTGTGTCATAAGCCTTGCTCGGTACATCATCTTACCTTTAAGGCGCTTCTTTAACTCATCAATAGTCATTAATCTAAAACTCTTCTCATTAAATATTCATTAACTCGTTTAGCGTTCTTATCATTAAGAGCGTCTTGGTATATAATAACATCTTTCATCTCACCATTCATGCTAGAAAAAGAGGCTGAGTAAGCAAAACTCGCTATAGCAAAAGCTCCTATAAATAAATCTTTTTGGTCAATATCATTTTGATAATCATCGTAATAGTTATTTATTTTAAAAGAAGGATTGTTATTTACAATAATCCTTCCCTCTTGATTTGTTTTATCGCTGATAAACCCAATAGCCATCCACTTATCAAACTCTATATCAGGACTAATTTCTTCTTTAAACATATTAACGTGATTACTTCCATCAACACCATCAAGAGAATCAACTTGTACACCAAGCTGACTTTTTCTTCCACCAGTAGTATAACCTGAGTTAGTGTAAATTAATCTAAACCAATCATCTGATTCGTTATTTGCTGTGGTAGCTCTTGAACTAAACAAGCATCTACTTAAGGTGTCGGCGTCATCCTTAAGTTTTACTAATACAAAAATACTAAAGTTGTCAGTAGAAGGAAATCCTGAAGCAAAGTTTGGATACATCATTGATTGATGTGGAGAGTGACCTTCAAATATCCAAGAGTTACTAACATTACTAAATGCAGGTATTGAATAAGCAGCAGTATCACCTGATAAGTTGCTTTCTTCTACAAATTCACTAGAGTTATTTATAGCTTCCCAACTGAGGTTAGAGTTACCTACAGTAACACCTGATGTGGTTTTAAAATGAGCGTGAAGATTTGTTGTTGGAAGAGAGGATGTACTACCACTACCTTCACTTAAAACAGAAGGCATGTCAACTTCAAACTGAACCTTGACACCCATAAGTTTATCATTACCTAAATTCTTAACCCTTTCTATTCTTACTCCTTTTTTGTTTACAGAGACTCCACCAAACGCACCCGTTCTAGTTTTCATTAAGTAGTCAAGAAACTTAGAGAACAATTTTTGAGTAGAGTCATAATGCTCAACATCTACTCTGTTGTCTTTGAATCCGTCAGGCTCTAATAGATAAGCAGTGAAAGTGTGCCGCTCCCAACCTCTATTTAGATTTTCTACTGTAGATGTTGATGGTTCAATAATAAGTAAAGGGTAATTAGTATTGTGAGTTTTATTAACATCACTAATATCTTCCATTCTGTAAGAACCTAAGCCTGTAGTTGAGTCAGCAGCTTGCTGAAACTTTACGCTTATGTTTCCTAATGTTGAATAAGTTGTAGGCATTACATTCTAGTTTTATTTTCTAATTTATCTGTATGGTATTCGTTAATTAAATAATCATAATTACCACACTCTACTTTATAGTTGAGGTAGAGTAGAACATCTGATGTGCACGTATCTTTAACACATTCAATCCCACTTTTACCTTGTCCATCAAAGACACCCGACTCCGCGACTTCATATAAGGACTTAAGCCAACCGAACCTTCCAAGAGTTTTTTCATAGATTCGTTTTTCTTTTCCAGTGGAACTCCCGTGTTGGTGAGAGCTGCGAGACTGAATATCTCTAACTGCTTGTCCAAAAAAAAAGCGAAGTCCATAGCTATTGTACTTGGAAGTTCTAAGAACTCTTCTGCTAATTTATCCCTCTCCTCTTCACTCATATTCCCTTTAACTGTATGGGCTATCTGATGAGATAGGAACTCCATGTTCGATGGGTTTTGAGCTTGAGAAACCATTTCAGCTTGTAAAGAATTTATGTACTGACCAAACTTTGTTTCTAGAGCTAGGTTCTCAGGTATGAAATATTCAACACCTTTAAACGTAAAGCTCTTAAGTATTTTATCTTCTCTATCTTCGTGTATAAATAAAAGAAGATTTATGTAATCTCTTATTACATGAAGGCTTTCAGTTTCTAAATCCTTTGTACTTACACCTGAAAACGCAGACATTATACCTGCTTTTAATTTTGACTCAGCAATCATTTTCTCTAAGTCGGTAACTTCTTCTTCTCTCTCTTTAAATTCTTCGTAATCTTTTTTGTATACCTGTAAAGCTATATTGTAATCAGAAAATTGTTTTAATGTAACATCTTCCCATGACTCAGGTAAATCGTATCCTAAATGTTTTAACATATCTGTTTATCTAAATGCTGTTATCCTTGAACTTCTATTGTTTAAATCTAAAGCTATCTGTAAGCAGTCAACCATATCATCGTGACGAGCATTTGGAAACTGAGTGCATTGAGATAGAAAGTTATCTATCCATTGTCCCTCAATTAAATTTACTCTTCGTGATTCTATTATGTTAACCACATCCATTACTCTAGCTACCTTATCTTTAGCAGGTGGTTTAGCCTCTAATACATTAAGGGAAGTATTTCTCCTTAAGGTTTGCACTATTGATTTACCACTAGCTTTAGGTTCTACATATATCCTTGAGCTTCTATTGTAACCATTACGATTACTAAATAGAGTAATGTATTTAAGGAGTTCAGGGAACTCCAAATATTTTTCCTCAACACTTCTTATGTAGAACTCATTATCTTTTACTGCGAAAGCTAATAGAGCAGAAGGGTCGTTATTTTCTTTTGATGTGTAAGCAGGGTCAACAACAAACTTCCAGGCTTTAATATCGTCAGGAGCTTTTCTTATTATGTTGAACCATTCCTTTTTAATTATACCTCCATCTGCAGGAGCAGGTGATTGTTGTAATTGACCTGCGTATTCATAACTACCTAGTTGGTATTTATAATCTTGTAATATATCTCTAGAGAATCTAGTATCCCAAAACAATTCTTTCTTATAAAACTTCTTTAACCCTTCAGGTTGCAGACCATCAGTTATCTCTGCAGGGATGCAGATATGTTTATAGTTGTCAGGATTGTTTCTTAAAAGGAATCCACTTAAATCATCTTCATGTAATCTTTGCATTATAATAATACGAACACCAGTCTTTGGATTATCTAAACGAGAGTACAGAGTTCCTGTATACCATTCGTTAGCTCGAGTTCTTTCTGTTTGACTCATAGCTTCCTTAGGACTTGTAGGGTCATCGACTATTATTATAGATGCACCCGCACCTGTAACTGTACCTCCAACAGATGTAGCTCTTCGTGATCCTGTGTAATCGTTTACGTAATTTTGTTTTGTATTTTGGTCTTGTTTAATTGTGAATAGTTCTCCCCAATTATTTTGAAACCAATCACTATTGATTACATCTCTCGACTTTGCTGAATGCTCAATAGACAGAGAAGAGCTGTAAGAAGCTGTAATAAACCGAAGCTTTGGGTCACGAATCCAACACCATACAGGAAAGAGAACAGTGCACATAAGAGATTTTGAAGCACGAAAAGGAATATTAATAATAATATCTTTCGTCTTCTTTTCTCCATTGATTATTCTTTCAGCTTCTGTTTGTAATACTTTGCAAATATATTTATGATGCCAATTAATATCTAACTCCACAGCAGGCTCTACTACTTTGAATGATTCTTTAAAGAACTCAAAGTATGAAAGCTCACACATCTTTTTCTTGATAGCTTGCTTTACCTCAACACTTACTTCAGGAGTTTCAGAATTAATTTCCATTACGCATCTATAGTGAAGTTTGTTCTAGTGGATAGATGTTGTATTGTTAATCTAGCAGGAGTTCTTCCTGAAGCTGCAGTAAAAGTAAATGAATAATCTCTAATCATCGCTACTACAGCTTGAGATGTAGTATCGAAACTAACCTTAGCTTCGTTTGAAGCAGATAGGTCGCACATAGAATTCATGTCATCTCTTAAGTCTTCAATTACATCTAGTAAGTCAGGTTCTTTGTTTGACTCTACAGGTCTACTACCTATAGCACTTACATAATTACTATCTGAATTTTTTTCTCTTCTTGATACAGCCATTGTTATAAGTTTTCAAATTCAACATCCTCAACACTATCATCATCTTCTCCTAATAAATTTTTAAGAGTATCTATTGAAGTGTCCTTCGTTAAATTTATTTCTATTTTAGTTTGTTTGTCTTCTGAAATCTGTGCAGCTAGAAGTTTAGGTGTGACGTAAGGTAATAACTTTACAACGCATTCGATATAAGACTTCGGGTCTTTGTATCTAACTTCTTTTAACGCAGACTTTATTTCGTCTGTACAACCTTCTAATGCTAAAGCTAAACTTTCTCTAGCAATTTTTGTTGGCTTACTAACCCTACCTTTTGTTTTAGGCGTTACGTTTGGTAAACCATCCTTATTGTATCCTCTCTTACCTACGTTTGGATTCTCTTCCCGTTTAAGACTAGCCTTTATTTTTTCAGGGTCTATCTTGCGTGCTGCTCCTTTTTTTGTCATATCTCTGCAAAGATATAAAAAAAATTCAATATTTTGTCTTGACTATTAATATTTTTTTCATTAACTTCGCAAAGTGAAAGAAGCGAACATCGAGAGCTCAGTAACAGAACGCAGCGATACCTATATTCTTTTTACAAATCATCTCTGAGTATACCCCCCTTACATTACTACTACCTACCTAAACACTTTTATGAGATTAGATGTATTCATAGAGGTCTA